TGTTTAGAAGTTGTATTCGCCTCAACGATGTTAATAGCATTGAGAGAGAATCGTAGTAACTTTCGGAAACAAAGTGTGAAGGCAAAAATCAGAGTGATTCAATGTGGAATGGCTTTTCCACACCCCCAAAATTTCAAAACTCGGAGGATAACCGATGACATAAGTATAATACACTAAACAGAGACGAGGTTTGACAGTACCAAAAAGACTGTTGGTGTAAAACACCTAAAAGTTTAGTGTATCGGATGGTATCTAAAGAGGGACGGCGGCGGGCAAAAGTTTTAAAAGTGGCTCAATAATTTTCAGTTTCCACCAAATTAACAGACTTGAAAATGACGGGCCACTTTTTTTTATTAAATGTTATAAAAATAACGTGAATTTTAAGTAAACTACTTGATATATATTACTATAAATGGTTACGAAGGGTAATCATTGAAAAATACTAATTAAATAATAAAACATGGAGATAGAAAATGGACATTAGCGCAATAAAAAAACGACTTAATCAACTTCAAACTACGAATACTCGTACTTCAAATCTTTGGAAACCTCAACCAGGCAAAACCTTAATTAGAATAGTTCCTTATAAATTTAATAAACAAACACCGTTTATTGAACTATTTTTTCATTATGACATTGGCGGTAAGAGTTACTTATCACCAATCAGTTTTGGTCGTCCAGATCCAATTGAAGAATTTGCTGATAAACTAAAATCATCAGGTAATAGAGATGATTGGAAATTAGGTAAAAAGTTAGAGGCAAAAATGAGAACTTTTACACCTGTAATTGTTCGTAGTGAAGAAAAAGAAGGAGTTAAATTCTGGGGATTTGGTAAAACAGTTTACCAGGAACTTCTTTCAGTTATTGCAGATCCAGATTATGGTGATATTACAGATCCAGTAAATGGTAGGGATGTAGGAGTCGAATTCAAAACAGCCGAAGAAATCGGTGCTTCGTTTCCTAAAACAACTATTAGAGTTAAACCCAACCAAACTCAGATTACAGAAGATGCAAAGGAACTTGAAACTTTGTTAAATTCACAAAAGGATATTCGTGAAATTTATAACGAACAAACTTATGATGAATTAGCAGAAGTTTTACAGAAATGGCTAAATCCTTCTGAAGATGATGAGGAAACTGATACTAAAAAAGAAACTGAAAAGTCTTCTACAGTATCTACCTTACAAAGTAATACAACTACTTCTGATGCATCCGCAGCATTTGATGACCTCTTTAATAGTTAAAGAGGAGAATTTAAATGTCTGTAAAAGATGAATTAGCAAGTGTATTAGCTGATAATCTTAACAAACAATTCAAAGATACCAAAGTTGCTTATTTTTTAGACGGTTCTGATACAACTCCTACAGATATAAAGGATTTTGTTTCAACAGGATCAACTCTATTAAATTTAGCAATTTCGAATAAACCTAATGGTGGTATTGCAGTAGGAAGAATCACAGAAATTAATGGTTTAGAATCGAGTGGTAAATCTTTAATTGGTGCTCACATTCTTGCGGAAACACAAAGAAAAGGTGGAGTAGCAGTTTATATGGATACTGAGACTTCCGTGAGTAGAGAATTTCTTGAAGCTATTGGAATAGATGTAAGTAATATGTTATATTTACATTTAGAAACAATAGAAGATATTTTCGAAGCCATTGAAAAAATTGTTGTAAAGATTCGTGAATCAGATAAAGATAGATTAGTAACAATCTTGGTTGATTCTTTAGCAGCAGCTACTACTAAAGTAGAGTTAGAGGCTGATTTTGAAAAAGACGGATGGGCTACATCTAAAGCAATCATCATATCAAAAGCGATGAGAAAGATTACTCAAATGATTGGTAGACAGAAGATAGCTTTAGTATTCACTAATCAACTCAGACAAAAACTAGGAGTAATGTTTGGAGACCCTTGGACTACAAGTGGTGGAAAAGCATTACCATTTCACGCTTCAACACGTATCAGATTGAAAAATGTTGGACAAATCAAAGATAAAAAGACTAATACAATCGGCATGAAAATGAGAGCTCAAGTCATTAAAAATAGACTAGGTCCTCCCATGAGGCATGCCGATTTTAATTTATACTTTGAAAGTGGTATTGATGATGATGGTAGTTGGCTACAGGTATTAAAAGATCATAAATTGTTAAAACAAGGTGGTGCTTGGTATACGATGAATGACCATCAAGGGAATGAAATAAAGTTTCAATCTAAAGATTGGTCAGAACAGTTAAAGGATACTGAGTTTAAAGAGTATTGCTATAATTTAATTTGTAGTAAAGCGATTCTTAAATACGATAAAAACTTTGGAATTGATGATATAACTGTAGCAGAAGAATCTGATGAGTAATGATAGATACATATCTATATTAAATGAAATAAGAAAACACGGCGGCGAGATAGATTCAGGGAAGCCTGATGATAAGGTACTGATAATAGATGGCCTGAATACCTTTATAAGAGTATTCAGCGTTATACCAACTCTCAATGATGATGGGATTCACGTTGGGGGAATAGTTGGTTTTTTGAAGTCAGTCGGTTATGCAATTAAAATGCTCAATCCCACCCGATGCATAGTTGTATTTGATGGCAAAGGCGGGTCTGTCCGCCGCCGTAAGTTATATCCAGAATATAAAAAGAAGCGTAAGACAAAGATACGTCTTAATAGAGCTAATGATTTTTCTTCTGTAGATGATGAACAAAAGTCAATGTTTATGCAGGTTCAACGTTCTGTTGAATATCTTGAACAACTTCCTATAACTATACTATCAATAGATAATATAGAGGCTGATGATACCATAGCTTATATTTCAACTAATGTATTACCTAAAAGTGATATTATTATAATGTCAACGGATAAAGATTTTATTCAATTAGTAGATGATAGAATAAATGTTTGGAGTCCTACTAAGAAAAAATATTATGATACTAAAGAGGTATTAGAAGAGTTTGAAGTTCCTTCTAAGAATTATTTACTTACAAGGATTTTTGAAGGAGATAAGTCTGATAATATAACAGGAATTAATGGTATAGGAAAAAAGACTTTATTGAAAAATTTTCCTTATATAAATGATGAAAGTCAATATATAAGTATAGAGGATATATTACAGGCAGCTAAGACTAATGACAGTAATAATATTCATAAAAAAAGAGTTAATGATATTATATTAAATAATAAAGAAAAAATGGTTTTAAATTATAAGTTAATGCAACTTAATGATGTAGATATTTCTCAGAATCAAAAGTTAAAAATACTTGATACAGTTAATGAACCAATTTCTAAGTTAGTTAAGCATAAATTTCAAACAATGTTTATGGCAGATAAGTTATATTCTACTTTACCAAATTTAAATAGTTGGTTAGCAACATCATTTAATAAGTTAAATCAAATGGCAGAGAAGTCTCATGGGAAGAAATCGTAAATATTTTACAAAAAAAGAACAAAGGGAAGCTCAGCGTAAATGGCAGATGGAATATTATGAACGTAATAAAGAGCAGATAAAGAAAGATGCAAGACAGAGATATAAATTGAAAATTTCAGAAAAAGCTAAAGAAGATAAGAGAAAAAAGTTATATGGCGAGTGATCAAAAATTGACTCAATTTGGTCAACAATTTCAGATAAAAATAGTATCAGCTTTATTAGAAGATAAAACATTTTTACAAACAATTCACGATATTATTGATAACAGTTATTTTGAATCTGATGCAAATAAATGGTTAGTTGGAACTATTATAGGGTATTATTTAAAGTATAAAAAGTCTATTACCCTTGAAGTAATGAAAGTTAAAATAAGTGAAATAGATGATGAAGTATTAAAAGTTTCTGTTATTGAAAATTTAGGAAATGCTTGGAGAAACATTAACGCTACAGATTTAGAATTTATTAAGTCTAAAACTTTGGATTTTTGTAAAAATCAGGTGTTAAAAAGTGCAATAGTACAATCAGTAGATTTATTACAAAATAAGGATTATGATGGTATAAAAAAACTTATAGATGAAGCATTAAAAGCTGGGGCAGAAAGAGATTTAGGTCATGATTATACTACGGGAATTGAAGATAGGTTACTTAAAAGTGTTAGAAATACAATAACAACTCCTTGGGATTCTATAAATGATATCATGGATGGTGGATTAGGTAAAGGTGAATTGGGTGTAATAGTTGCACCTGCAGGTATTGGTAAAACTTGGTGTTTACAGGCTGTAGCAGTAGATGCATTAAAAAAAGGATTAACAATTATTCATTATACTTTAGAGTTGAATCAAGAATATGTTGGGTTAAGATATGATTCAATTATAAGTGGAACTCCAACAGCTAATATAAAATTTTATAAAGATGAGGTTCAAAAGAAAGTTGAAGCATTGAAAGGAAAACTTCTCATTAAATATTTTCCAACAAAATCTGCTTCAGTTCAAACTTTATCAGCACATTTAAAAACAATAGAATTACAACAAATAAAGCCAGACGTTGTTATAGTTGATTATGCAGATATTTTGAAAGGTGTAGGTACAGAAAAAAGACATATTTTAGAAAATATTTATGAGGATTTGAGAGGATTAGCAGGAGAATATGATTTACCAATTTGGACAGCATCACAAGCAAATAGAAGTTCGTTGGAAGAAGATATAATTGATGCAACAAAAGTGGCAGAGGCATATAGTAAAGTAATGATAGCAGATTTTGTTATGTCAGTTAGTAGAAAAGTTGCTGATAAAATAGCAAATACAGGTAGATTTCATGTGATTAAAAATAGATTTGGACCTGATGGTCTTACGTTTCCAGCTATGATTAATACGAATGTAGGTAAAATTGAAGTTTATGAAGCGAGTACAAAGGATGGAAAAGTAGTACAGGGTAAAATGGATAACTCAAAAGAGTATGAGAGGAAGCAACTTTCAACTAAATTTAAAGATATGAATGTTGATGTCGAGGGTTTTGAGTAGATTGGAGTATATATTATATTTATCAAAGGTGAGAAGTAAAGTTTATAAGAATAGTTTGTAAAAGGAGAAATAGTTTATATGGAAAAGTTTCAGTTATCAGAAAAATTTATAAATAAGTACAAAAGAAAAAAACCACCATTCGGTTTTAACGGTTTAGGTGAACTGGTTTATATGAGAACTTATTCTCGTATTAAAGACAATGGAAAAAATGAAAGATGGTGGGAAACTGTACAAAGGGTTGTAGAAGGAACTTACTCTATGCAAAAAAGTTGGATTGAACAACATCAATTAGGTTGGAATCCTTGGCAAGCTCAAAGGTCAGCACAAGAAATGTATGATAGAATATTTAATATGAAATTTTTACCACCAGGTAGAGGTTTATGGGCTATGGGAACACCGATAACTGAAGAAAAGAATTTATATGCAGCACTAAATAATTGTGCATTCGTATCTACTAAAACACTTAAAGAAGATTACGCAAAACCATTTTGTTTTCTTATGGATGCATCAATGTTAGGTGTAGGAGTTGGTTTTGATACAAAAGGTGCTGGTGAGGTTATTATTAAAGGTAATAATAAAGAAAGAAGTAAAGAAATTTATGAGATACCAGATACACGAGAGGGTTGGGTGGAATCTCTTCGGTTATTATTAGAAAGTTATTTTCACGGAACAGCTCCTATAGAATTTAATTACGAA